ACTCAACCCATAACCCAACCCACCCCAACCGGAACTCCAACGTTGCCGTTTATGGCAGTTGGGATGACCACACCATCAGAGCCGGGACGTTCTGGAGAACCCTACTATTCAAAGGTCAAAGGATTCGCTGGCTGGGTTAGGAAGATTTACGCCAACATCTTTGCCCCAGAGTTCTTCGTTCCAACCCCCACCCCGGATCAACAGACATCGGAAGAAAAAGGCGCTCCCGCTATTGAGAACGCTCTGAATAAAACGTTGAAGTGGGACAGTTGGGCCAAAGAACTATTCGGCGTTAGCGCGAACGAGATTGGTCAATCCGGCGCGGCAATGATAACTGCTCTTACTTCTGATAAAGGACAGGCAATTGGAAGAACCCCCACTGTCGCGAATGTTGCAACGGCGGCAGAAAACGCCATCCAGGTCGGGATAGGGATTGGCAAACGGACTTTGGGCGTTACGGTCATGCGCGGACTCGATGCCATGCAGATTGGAGACCAACTGGTTAGAAAGGCCGCATTTGCCCCTCTACTCGCCGTAGAAAAACTCGCACAGGCCTCTTCTCTTCCTGATCACCCTGAGTGGATGGACATGTTCGGAGGCTCTCCTGCTTACGACGGTATCCGCGTCGCTCAGGCGATTGCAACGGGCAAGATAACCTCTTCCAATATTCTGCCCGCTTTGCAAGAAGCCGAACAAGCCTCCAATGCGGTTTACACCCTCTTGTTCAACGAGCAGAGGAAGGCGGAATATTACAGACGGTATCAAAATGGCGAAGACCCCCAAAAACTAGCTATGGAGTTGGCTAATCCGTGGATCGAACTGGCCGGGTCTGTTGTCGGAGACCCGCTTACGTGGGCGGGACTGAGCCTTCCCGCGCGTGGGGGAAAGTTATTGGGTATTGGCGCTGAGGCCGCAGACGTGGCAAGAACCACCAAGCCGTTACTGACCATCGGTAAGTTCTGGGGGCCGGAAGCAGATAGAGTCGCCATAAAACTTGGGTCTAACATGGGGTGGCAGTTCAAACAAATCATTCCCGCTTTCGGAGAGATATTCGACTTCGCCAAGGGATTCGGCAAAGGTAGACTGATGCAAGAATCGGAATACCTGACCTCCCTTGCTCCAGAATTGGAAAAGGCCATGTCCCCCCTTGGAAAAGCCGCGGGAGACTTAGACGCTATCTCTGCCCTACAACAAGACGTTCGTCGGGCCAAGAATTATATTAGAGGCGTTCAGGATATAAATTACGCCGCTGGAACAACAGAAATGCGTCGGGCATTGTTGGGGCGTACTCACGGTGCTATTCTTCTTGCTGCTTTCGACAACGGGATTGCAGAGGGAATGGACATTCTCGACGCGTATCAAAAACTGGTTCGCGGTGACGATGCGGCCTTTGAGGTTGCATACAATTATCTTCGGACTCTTCCAAACGCAAAAACGCTTTTATCTCGCGGTGCAATAGATACTGCTCATCTCACTACTACCATGCTAGAAAGCGGAAATATCAATAAGGTCATTGACGGACTGGATGCTTACAAGCAGATGAAAGCCGCGGCGCAAGCCGGAACGGAACTTGACCCCGTTCTTGCAGATCTCGGTAAGTGGTTCGAGGACACCATTGGAGAGGACAGAGGGAAACTCGCGGCCTTCATTTGGGGAGACATGGATAAGGCTATAGAGAAGATAGTCCCCTCTGTGAACGACCTGAAAGCCGCCGCAAAGACCTTGGAAACCGCTACGGAAGTTGAGGGGAAACTTGTTGATGCAGAGGGAAAGGCTGTATCTAAACTGACAGAGGTTTGGGCGAAGAGATATACCAAAGAACTTCCCAACTACGTCAAGATCGCCAATGACTTCAACGAAGGTGCAATCGGGAGAGGTTGGCACAAAGCGGTAGGTATGTTCTCCAACGTCTATATTAACTGGGGGCTGAACTCCTATCCAGTAAGGAACGTAATCTCTCAGGGGACAGCAATTGCTTATGATTTAGGCGCGGATTACGCAGTATCCAACACCGCTGAAGTCCTTGCCAGTATGTTCAATGACAAGGCTTATCGAAGTTACATCAACCTCAAATACGAAGAACTCACAGACATTTACGGCCACGTTCCAGAGGGCGCTTTAAGGGCCACCTCCGGGGCGGCTGAAATCTCCACCAAAGCCAAGGGATTGACGGTAGGGGAATGGAACATTATCGCGGGTGGAAAGATGGGCGCAATGGGTGATTCCATGCAGGGGGCGGGAATAATTGCCGAGGCGTCTCGGAACATGATACGAGACACCATGCGGGCAACCATGCCGTCTCTGCAACCCCTGTTAGATATCGGGCTTTCAGACGACACCGCGCGCAGACTGTGGCAAATCTCTCTCGATAACTTCGGACACCAAAAGAGAGTCTCCAAAGCATTCTTCAACGAACTAGCCACTGGTACAGAGGAAGTGTGGAGGCACAGTTTACTCGATAAGGACTTCGAGAAATTTCTTGGTTCCGAAGGTGTAGGATTGCTCTCTGATGTAAAGAAAGCGATTGCAACCGCAAAAGACCCGGCAGAGTTTGAAGAGGCTCGTCTGGCCATTCTAGCCAAGTACAAGGCTGGTATCGTAAGAGGCTCGGTGGTTGGCGCGGTGGGCGTGGCGCAGAATGTCCCACAAGAGATGCAAGAAGTCCTTGCTCTTGCTCAGTCGGATGGGATAGTAGGCAAAGCGATTTCCAGACACGAAGCCGACTTATTGACCCGACTTGCAAACAAACGCACCGAAACCATAGCAAAGTTTGACGAAGTTGCCGAGAGCAATAAAACCCGCATCATCATTGAATTGGGCAGACAGAACAAAGACGCGGACGCCTATAAACTCGCGAGTGAATGGGCGACCTTGCCTAAAGGTAGCGCGGTCTCTAAAGACGTTGGAGCTTTGCGCGAACACGTAGTCGCCCTGAGGGATTCTCTTTACCGCCACACGACAGTAGACCAAATCCTCAAAGACGAGTTCAAGCTATCTAATGGACAAACGTGGTCTCTGCTTCAATACTCCGACCTCAAGGGCGAAGAACTCACTTCTCGAAATATTGTAACTGAGTTGTGGAAGAGTCTGTTTCAGGCCGAAGGGAAGATGTGGGACGACTATGCCATGACTCATTTGGAGAATGGCAGGAATATCCTTGAGAGGTACGCTAAAACCGCAGGAGTAGAACTCGCGCTGCAACCCGGCGCGAATCAGATGTCCGAGTGGGCGAATCTCGACAAACTCAAGGATGAGGGAGACCAACTCTCCGCGGCTTGGGTTGCTTCAAGGTCTCTACCTCCGCAATTCCCTCCAAGTGCGGACATGACCATGCTGGACGGCCTTGGGCGCGGACAATATACTAACCAGTGGAAATTGAAGTCGTGGAACGAGAAGGGCATTGAGCCGAACATTCGCGCCGAGGCTGTATTCAAGGAAGTAAATATCAACCGCGTTGCGATAGGCGGACAGCCTTACCTAAGAATGGCAGACGTTCCCGCGACTGAGGCTGCGGCGGCGATTGTCGGTAAGACAGACAAACAATGGGCAGAGGCACTTAACGCGGTCGTGGTATCGAGGGCAGAAAAAGCGGGTGGCGTGGTCGCAAAGTTAGCCACACCACAGGAAGTAAAAGATATAAGGACGGCTATTTCTTCCAGCAATACCGCTGGGGTTTGGATTACAGACGCACAAGGAACAAGGCACTCAAGCGCCGCGGGGCAATTATTAAACAAAAACCCCGATATGGTGGGGGTATTTACAAAAGGCTATGACGAAATCCCGTTGAATTACGTTGTCCGAGTAGAGGACGCCAATGGAAAGGTTTTGTGGGAGGCCATACGGCCTACCACTCCTACCGCTGCGCCTGACTTGATAAAACAACGTGCCGCTGTTCAAGCACGGGTAGAAGAGTTAAATAAACTTAACGTATCTGGATGGGGAACCGAAACACTTCCGGATGGAACAAAACTAACCGAGGCACTTCAACAAGAGGGAGACAAACTTCTCAATATAGACAAGCAGATGGAGGTGGAAAAACGGTTGGAGCAAGTCTCCTTAGCCCAGTCTCAAGCCGTCACCTACGCCGCTACCGTTCCGCCTCATTACGTTCCGGGAAACAGGTCTGGTACCGCCCAAACCCTCTACAACAGCGAAGAGGGATTTACGGGAGCATTGAACAAGACCTTCGATGATATTAAGGCGAAGTGGGGAGAGACCAGACCCACTCAATCCCAACTCAATCCCGACCAGATGAAAGCGGCAGAGGGTTGGATCACGGAGATGGGCGATAGGGCCGCGGTGGTTAGACTGAAATCAGAACTCTACGCCAACAAACTCCGAGACTTTGTGCTCCACGACTACCTCAAGACCTATGGAGACGTTGCCGCGGGTTTCATCATGCCATACCAATACTGGTACACCCAGACTTACAAGAAATTCCTGGAAAGAATCGTCTCCGACCCGCAGGTAATGTCGCTGTACTCGAAGTACAGGACGTTTATGACCAACGAACACGCCGGACTTCCCGATTGGTGGAAATACAACATCCCGATCACGTTCCTTCCCGGTACTTCTGCGGACAATCCTCTTTACTTCAACCTTGAAGCGACTGTAAACCCGCTAAATTCATTATTCGGGGTGGACTTCAATGACCCCTACAAGAGGGTGGATTGGCTATCTTCTTCGTTGGATGACATAAGTAAGTTTGGCCCAACCCCGTTCGTACCCCTACAATGGTTGGTTGCTCTCAACCTATACAAGAAGGGCGAGGCGGATGCATCCGGAAGGTGGATGGGAAGACTTATTCCCCAAACTGCCGCGCTTGAATCTCTTATGAACATTGAAGTCGGAGGCCGGAGTCTGACAACAATAATGGGACTTCAAAAATTCCCTACCGGAACGCCGATTTCAGGACTTCGCTATGGAGACTTTGACCCGTTTGTTAATCTCTTTGAAGGCGGATTAGACCCCTACACACAGAGAAGTGTCAGAAGGGCTTTGGCGTGGCAGGTACAGAAGGGCGAATTGACTCCCGAACAGGGCGTAGACATAGCCAACCAGCAATCCGGCCCTCAATGGGATGATGCAGTTAGACAGGCACTTCAACAGAAAGCTCCCGGAGTATTGGTCTCTGCCTTCGGCGGAGTAGGACTTAAGCCCCGCTCGAAAGAAGATATGCAGATTGACCAGTTCTACTCCGATTACGGGCAACTAATCTCTCTGCGTTCTACGATGTCCGCGACTGAATACCAGGGTGCGTGGAATAAGATGCGCGACCAGTATCCTTTCATGGATGTTGTTCTCGTTGGAGGAAAGGCGCAACCGGATCGAGACTCGGCCTTCTCTTACAACGTCCTGTCAAGAATACCTCCGGGTCAAATGACAGAGTTCCTCGATACCGCCGGAATCAACTCCGACATGATAGACAAGTTCTACACAGACAAAGGTACTTTCTCTGGATGGACGCCACAGGACAAAGATAGGTTTATGGCGGCGATGGTGGATATTGGCGGGTTGCTAAAGATGCCAGTAGGTGCTTCGAGGCAGGAATGGACGGATGCTAAAAACGCCTATCAGCAAATGACCGACCTCACTACTCAGCGGTTCGGAGCCACTATCTCGGACACCATAGATGCCTATTACTCCCAAGACCCCGGAATCAATCGCAGGAAGTTCCTTGACGCGCACCCGGAAGTAACTCAAGCGATGACCTTCCAGACTACCTACATAACCGGGAACAAATTGCTCTATAAGTACTATGGCGGCCTGGACACGCTTGACAGGTACTACCGGAACGAGATGTACGCCGATCTGAATAAGAAATTCCCCACCATTCAAGCGACACGAGACCGGTACAACGCGCTCAAGATACAGGATGAGGCGGCTACGGCTGCCTATAATGCGAAGCATCCTGAATTGGCGCAATACACCGCGGCGAAAGACCAATTGACTCAAGCCCTTGTCCAGCAATATCCGGGAATTGACGCGGTGCAAAGTGAGTATGACCGGATAAAAGCCGAAGAACCCACAAAGGCCAAGTCCTTCTACTCCGCGCATCCAGAATTAAGAGCCTACATCAAGGGTCAGACCGTTATCTCCGCCTTGCTCAAGAAGCAATTCCCCACCTACACCGCGTTGTCTTACGGACTTGCGGCGGTAAAACAGGCGACAAAGTTCTACGACGCCCACCCCGAACTGTCTGCCTACGGCGATGCAAAGGCTGTGTGGGAAGATCGCATTAATCGCGCTTACGTAAAACAGGCGCAGTCCTTACCAAGTTTGCCTCCCTATCAAGTCAGACCCGACTTCGCTCCCCAAGGGCAGGTACAGACCGACTTACAGGCGCAGACCCAACCTCCTGTTCAAAAGACCTGGGACGACTTCTCCGCCATACTCAGCGATGCTCACGCGGACTATCTCACTCCGTTGATCTTGGCTTATTGGAAGCAGGGGAAAGCCCTATCCTACGCCGCCTCTCAACAACTGGATTATGTGGCTCAGCAGAATGGGTATTACGACGGGAACGACATGCTGAAAGAGATAGGACTTGCGTTACAAAACCGATAACCTGTGTTATAATTCAACTGTTGAACATTGGAAAGCGTTCACAGAACCTTACAAAGAAAAGGAGTAATACGCGATGAATGCAACACCCGATGAGGGAAATCAAACTGTTTCAGGAGGAGGGAGCGCCACTCCTAGCCCTTCCCAGACAGCAGACCAACCTTTGAGCGGAAACCTTGCGGCGATGGAAGCACGGCTCAAAGCAACAGAAGGCGAACTCAAGGCCCTAAAAAGCGGAAAGGACGCCGCAGTAAACAGAGTAGAAACAGCCGGAAAGACGCTTCTTGAGTATGCCAGAGTTCTCGGTGTTGACGAGGAAAAAATCAAGGAAGCCCAAAGAACCATGGCTCTTGACGAACTCGTTGCACAGAAATACGGCGCTCAACCTAACCAAGCTACTGGCAGTGGCACGGTTCAGACACCAGTCGTTGAGGTAACAAAAATCGCTGCACAATATGGCTTAGATGCCAATGACGCGTCCTTTATCGCCAGCCTCGCAAATGAGACTGATGCGGATAAAGTCGAACTTGCCGTTGCAAGGCGCGCCAAAGAAAAGCAAAATCAACCGTCTCCGACCGATGCGCAACGTACCGCCCCCGCAGGTGGTTCTGGAACGCAGGAGTCAACAGACCTAAAGGCAGAATACCAGAAAAAGGTTACGAAGCTCAGGGGAAACATCAAAGCCGTTTCCGACCTACAGGCGGAGTACCGAAAGAAGGGACTGCCAAACTAATCTAAAACAAGGAGCCTATAATGGCTAGTTTGACTTCACCCATTACCACCTACTCGGATACGACCACGCAGAAAAGGGTCATAACCGATGTAATCAGTCTTATTGACCCGTCTGACGCACCCATGATCGAAGCATTGGGTGGACTCGACGGCGCTTCTAGCAAATTCCAATTTGTCAATAAACCCGGCAAAGTAGTCGAATGGCTGGAGGACACTCTTATTTCCCTGACGGGCAACCTGTCCGTCTCTGCGGACGGGGCAATTACGGCCCTGACCGCATCAGACGCAGACAATTTTCAGGAAGGCGACATTATTCTGATTGATTCAGAATATATGTGGGTTTCCCTTAACGCTCCCGCCACCGAGGTCATTACCGTGACCCGCGCCTTCCAAGGCGCTACCGCCACCCACGCGGCCTCGGCTGCAATTACCAAGGTTGGACAGGCCCGCCTGGAAGGTGCAGAGAGCGACGACATTGGCTTCACTGACAAGACCTCAGGTAGTAACTATACCCAAATCCTCCACCAGGAAGTCAAGGCGACTCGTACCGCGCAATCAATCTCCCAGTACGGTATCTCCGATGAGATGGCGTATCAAGGTAACAAGGCCATTCCTTCCCTGATGCGTTTGCTGGAGCGGCACTTCTTCTACAACACCGCCGCAAAAGCCGGTTCTGCCACTACCCCTCGTACTATGGGTGGGTATCAGGCCTTCGTGACCAATAACAAAGTGGCCGGTGGGTCTCTCGCTCAGTCTCAGTTCGAGACGGCTATTATGTCGGCCTATGCTGACGGCGGAAGTGGCCCCTGGGATGCCTTCTGCGCTCCCGTAAACCTCCAGAAAATCAAGAACTTCTATGACAGTTCCTTGTTCTTGAGGGTTGACCGAAGCGAAGACACCGTTGGCATGGTCATTGAAACGATTGTTACCCCCTACGGGCGCGTAAATCTGGTTCTTGACCGCTGGGCAAAGACCACGGAAATCCCCCTGATTGACCCGAAACACGCGGGATTCCTGACCTTCTACCCGTTCACGCAAGAGCCTCTTGCCAAGAGTGGTGACTACGACAAAAGCGAAGTGGTTGGTGAGTTCACCCTGTGTATTCGACAGGACGCGGCTCACGCAGTGCTAACCGCAGTTACTTAATCTTTTCGCAACGTAGTAGGGGGAGAGGAAATCTCTCCCCCTCTTTAGGAGATATAAAATGGAAAGTACCTATGGTAATACCCCAGAACCCAAAGTAGTTCGCGCGCCAAAGGCGGAACCGCTGGTTATCCCCGCACCCAAGGCAGTTCCCGTCAAAGAAACGATTGCCGGAAAAGAACAGGCCAAGGCCGACGCGCTTGTTCCCGTTCTCGTCGTAAAACAAGACCCCTCCTTAGCCCCAAAGAAAGCATCGGAATATTTTGATGAGTTCTTCGGGCTTGCCAAAGACCTTCTGAAAGAAGCTGGGAAGGACGAGGAACCCAATGTCGTGCTGAAAGCACTTGATAAAAAGCACTATCAGCGCGTCATTCTTGAGTCTATGGCTCCGGAAGAGAAGTGGCCTTTCGTTGCCGCGTATGCGGCTATGGCCTACGCCACAAGCGAAGAGGCCAAGCGCATCGCCGCGGCACAGTCTGTTATTGACTTCAAGGTCGCCGTAGAAATTAAGGAAACCGCCTCCGACAAAGCCAACGCCGCCAACATCGCTTACGCCGTCGAAGAAGCCAAGAAATAACTAAGTTGGGGAGGTGAAAACCTCCCCTCTTCGCCGCAAGGCAGAAAGGTAGTAGATATGGCTGAAATGGCCACGATTCCCGTTTTCGCATGCCGTCGCTGCGGGAAGCCGGTGCTTGTAACGCATCTATCTTCGCGCAAAGACCCCACAGCAGAAAAGCTAAAAGGATTTATGCAGAACTTACAGAAGATTGCCATGTGTAAGGACTGTCAAGCCGCGTACAACTATCTGGCCGCGCACGGAAGAAGTAGCGAGTTCTTATTGAATCCAAACGTTGTTATCTACAATGTTTTAGACCATACAAACTTGGATTATTACGGAAGAAAGGGCTGACATGAACGACCTAAATAAACCGTACAAGAAAGCAGATATTTTTGAATATGCCAGAAGTGCGAAGGGAATCATAGGTGGGGTAAGAAAAGAGTGGTTAAGTAATCATCCCGTAGAGGACGATTCGATTGGCGATGTTTTGGGAGACCTACTATGGGCGTTGAGTGATATTGACCATATCATAGAGGCCACAAGCGAAAGGGCTAAGGTATGACAAAGGCAACCGTAGATGTTGGTATTGCATGTAGTGGTTTTCAATCCTCGAATTGGTGGGAACCGCTCATAGACAGTATTAGGCAAGAAGACGCAGACAAAAATATAGAAATCAAGCATATATATGCACTCAGTAGCGCATTGCCAGACCATAACAAGAACCAGATACTTACCCACGCCGCGTTTGCCGACCCGGAAGAAAAGAAACGCAACGAACTTACGGATGCAAACCGAGTGACCATTACCAAAAGGTTCATGGACGGTGGTAGCGATTGGTTGTTTCAGATTGACGACGATACCACCCACAAGGCCGGAACCATTACCAGACTTGTAAATCTTGGAAAACCGTTTGTTGGCGGACTGTACTTCAACCCAAAATATCCATTCAACCCCATTGCCTATGTGTTGGAGCCGGGGGGAAGCGGTCTATATCACGCCTACTATGGTTACGCAAAAGGCGCATTGACCCAGGTTGACTCCATCGGGATGGGATGTACTCTTATTCATCGTAGCGTGTTCCAGAAGATTATGGACGAACACGAAGTCTTTCAAAGGCCGGACGGAAGTATTGTTCCGATACTAAAGAAAAAAGTAAGGAACCACAAGTTCCCCAAAGGCGGCGGGTTCAAAGACGCCTATGTGAAAGACGGCTACTATCACTATCCTCTAAATGAATTGCCGAAACTTGACGTGGAACTTGATAAGAGGGCATGGCCGTTCTTTGGTCTGGAGTATGGCAGAACAGAAGACCACTACTTCTGCGAACTCTGTGCAAATGTAGGCATAAGACCGTGGCTTGATACGACCATTGTATGCAATCACTGGAAGTCAAAGCCTACCGGAGAAAGCGATTACGAAACAATTGCCATGAAAGGAACGACAGATGCCTAAGTTACTTAATATTGGTTCTGGGATAGATAAGGGAGAGATAGTCAACAGGTTCTTTCCCGATATTTCAAACAAGGATATTACACGGTTAGACATCAATCCTTTGGTTGAGCCGGATGTTATACACGACATTTCTCAACCCCTTCCAGAGGAACTTCGCGGTCAGTTCGATATTGTGTTTTCAAACCACATGCTTGAACACATGGACAGAGTGAACGTTGTTCCGGCGGTAAGGAATATGGCCTCCGGACTCAAGAACCTGGGAGAAATGTGGATTATTGTCCCAAGTTTTGACTGGGTATGCTCTCAAATCCTACAGCACAGAGACGGTCTACATATCCAAGGTATGATGTTCGGGGCACAAAGAGACGAATGGGACTATCACAGGTGTTCGTTTACCCTCAACGCCCTCAGGACAATCGTAGAGATTTGCGGTCTTATCACTAAAAGGGCTTTTCAATCCCCATTTACGCTGCTGATGGATGGAAAGAAGTTTGACGCCATTCAAAATATCGTGGTGGCAATGAGAGTTGATGTACTAAGCGAGTCGGAAGACAAATGACCATTCAGTATCCTACCGCCCTTGATGTTCTTATAAACCCCTCTCCGGCAGATACCCTTGACTCGGAGGGCGTTCTACATACCGATCAGCACGGTAACGCCAATGATGCTATTGAGGCGTTGGAGGCGAAGGTGGGGGTTACTGGGTCGGTGGATACCAATTCACTTGACTACAGGGTAAATCATATTCCGGCAGGGGTAGACGGTATTGACGGAACCAACGGAACCAATGGAACTAACGGGACTACGCCAGTAAAGGGGGTTGATTATTCTGACGGCGTAGATGGTGCAGACTCTACCGTACCAGGCCCTCAAGGAGAACAAGGGATTCAGGGCGTTCCGGGAAACAACGGCGCTCCCGGCGCGGATGGTGCTGATGGCGCACCCGGTACAACTACTTGGGCAGGGATAACCGATAAACCAGCCACATTCACGCCCGAAGCGCACAATCAGGCGACTAGCACAATCACCGGCCTGGATACGGCCTTGAGTGGGAAAGAAGCGGCTAATTCAAATATCCAAACGCACGTTACCTCCGCTCACGCACCCGCGGGCGCACAAGCCAACGCGGACATTACCAAGGCGGAGATAGAAGCGAAACTAACCGGGGCTATCTCTACACACACTCACGGTTATGAAGCCGTGGGGGTAGCAAATACAGAAGCCACAGACCACGTTGCCACTCATGCCGCTCTAAAAACAGGAGTGCATGGGCTTCTCGGCGGCGTCAGGATACGAACACAGGGTGCGCCGGACGCAGAAACCGGAGCGAATACACTCACAATCGCTGACCTTCTCACGGGAATTGTCGTAGGAACTCCCGCGGGGGCGGTAGCTTACACGCTCCCTACGGGAACTCTCTGCGACGCAGGTATGACCATTGGAATTAACGAGGCGTTTGACTGGATATTAATAAATGTCGCCACTGTTGCCACATATATCATCACCTTGACCGCGGGGGTTGGGCATACGATTGTGGGAAACGCTAAAATTCCCTCGAACAGTACCACGACTGGCGGACTTTGGGGAACGTCCGGTCAACGATTTAGAACCAGGAAGACGGCGGCGAACACATTCGTCACCTATGGAGTCTAAATGTGGAATACGTTGCCCCAGTTGAATACAACGCCTCATCACCTTATGCCGGTCAATCAACTAGCAACTACAATGGCACGATTCTTTACAACGAAATCCTTGTTTACAGCGGCGGCGCGGCTCCGATTGGTAGCGACTTCGATCCTGGAGACCGCCCAAGGAAAAAGACGAAGATATTTATCGCGAGAGTACCAGAGGACATTGAGGACATGAAACTTTCGGTCATTCTGGCTCAAAAACTAACCGAGTCAATAAACGCCAATGCCTCTCTATTGAGGATGAATGCTGAAATGGAAATGCGAAAGAACATCGAGGCGCAATCTCATCCGACCCCTCAACCGCGCATTCAAAAACCAGTCGGTCAACAAGTCACTATCAACAGAGTCATTCCCGCGCCTCCCGTGCCGGAGTTGAAAGTAAACCCTGCTCAACACATGGTCTTGCTCAGAAGACTTGAACAGGCGAATGCGGCAAAAGCAGAGAAAAGACAGCAAGAAGAAGCTAGGTCTCAAGAGAGATTGAAGAATTTAGCCAAGGCGCGCAGGGTCGCCAAGAAGAACAGGAGCAAGACATGACCAGGTGGAAGGGAACAAGTCCATACAAAAACACCAATACGAAACGGGTTCTTCCCGCTCCTTATCATGTGTCGCAAGCACAAAGATTACTGGGGATAACGCATAGAGTCAACGACTTTGTCATCTACACCGCCGCGGATAATACGTCCACCTTCGACCCGTCGTGGGTATTTTCCGCTGGCGGCGGGCCGATGACGGTTGATTGGGGCGACGGTTCTGCGCGGGAAAGTCACGCCACCGCGCTGACCCATACCTACGCCGATGGAAGTACGAAGGCGGTCAAGTTTAGTTGCCCGGATTGGAGCAAGGTGACGAGTTTTGATGTCAATAACGATATAGGTAGGAACAATTTGCCGAGTTTTTCCAGACTGTATAATTTGACGCTTTGGCGTGGGTACACCAATCAGTTTAGCGGGAAACCACCGAGCTTTGCGGCCTGTACTTTATTGACACTTTGGTCTGGGAACAGCAATCAATTCAGCGGTTACGAAGCAGGCAGTTTCGCCACGCAAGGGAGTTTGGCAACTTTGTCTTTGCAGATAAACAGCCTCCCCGCCGCTGCCATTGACGCCATTCTTGCTGACCTTGTCACCTCGCTTGGCATTGGCGGACGCGTGGTCTGTACCGTGAACCTGTCCGGTGCTGGAAATGCTGCGCCATCTGACCCCGAGGGACTGGCGAACAAGGCCACGCTCGTCGCGGCTGGCTGGACGGTTACTACAAATTAATCGAGATTGATTATGTCATTACTCACAACTTCGATAATTGTCCGGGCGAAAGGTAGTTTGGTGGACATTCCTGCTAAGTCCAGTCCGAATGAACTAAGTACTCGACTGGTGTATGACGGCGTGAATGTTATTGCTCTATTTGAATCTACCGGCTTCACGTGGACTCGCAATGTTTTATTTTGCGCCACCACCGAGAAAGAATGTCTGGACGAGATTACGAGGCTGGGACTGAAAACCCCTGTTGAGAAATTCGTCGAATTCACTGGTTGAGAGACTTGCACAGATTTCACCTACTCCCAAAGAAACGCGAGACCCGCGAGCGTAAGCTGGAGGTCACTGAATGTACACCTTATCGAATTTGATACAGGATGGAATAGCCCTTCTGGGTAGTTCTGCCTATTTCCGCGGAGTTGCTACCGGCGGGTCTGCAACCACGCTGGCAGACACCACCCTCACGGAGAAATCCGAAGAGGACTTGAAGAACGGGACGCTCATAGTCACTTACGATGCAGGTGGAGCGGGTGCATCCCCGGAGGGAAAGATCGGGATCGTCTCTGCTTATGTAGACTCCACGTTCACCATGACGTTTCCAACCGTGACGGACGCAATTGTAGCGGGGGATTATTATATGCACATCTCCCCACAATTCCCGCTACCTGAACTGAAAAAAATAGTCGGATTAGCCTTACAGAGAGCCGGAACGTTCATTCGTTGGGACACGTCCATCACAACTGCTGGAGACCAGACCGAATATACCCTTCCCGTTGGTCTGAAATTACACCCGCAAAATCTTGACATTCGGGTACAAACCCACTTGAATGACACAGACTACAATGGGTGGACAGCCGTGACGAACTATAGCCTCATCCCCTCTGCGGGCGGGGCTGTTGGAACGTTGGTTCTTCCGCAGTTCGACGCGGGTTATAGTGTTGGGATTGGATACGAAACCGTCCATCCTGCGGTAAATATTTACAACGACCCAATTGACGAGGCGATTCATCCCGTCCTTGCACAACTCTTATTCGCAACAGAGTTATTTGCATGGGTTGGTATCGGCGATGATAACCGAGACCAGGCCAATAAGGTTTTGTCCGACCTGGCGGAAGCGAAGAAACTTTATAAACTTCCTCGATTACCGAGACGTATCCACTATCTTACATGGGGTAGATAATGCCAAACGTACACGCAAGTCCATCCGACCCTAATCCCACCCACCATGTCATTCTAGACCTTGGGGGGCAGAAATGGGGACTGAAACTAGACCGAGGGGCAGAAGGATACTCTATTGACGAGAGGACTACCGAATCGTCTTTTGGAGCCGTATTCTCGCGTACCGGTAAGAAGTATGGCAACGACCCCTCTCTAACCCTGCTTGAACAGCGCGAGTGGACAGACGGACGCGGGGTACGAAACTACGAAGATTCCGCCGCGGGTTACTTCGATGCCGAGGCTGCATGGACTCTGACCGCGGGCTATGTCCTTCCCTGCCCCCAATGGAAACGAGCCACGGGCTTCCGTGTTGCGGATGCAACCGCTCCGGGTTCGATGATGTGGAAAGAACTTTTTGGGGCGACAACAGGAATCTCCGTTTCTTATACTGCTACTGCCGCCACTCACACGCATATCAAGTTGTGGATAAGGCGGGTTGGAACACCCGGAGTTTTGTCTTGTGTCTTAGCCTCGGACAGTACTCCCGTTGCGGGTTCTCCGGGCGCTGTTATTCAGATCGTAACAAAGACGACTGCGGATATAACTGATTTTACGTCGGTTGAAGCCGATTTCGCCATTTCGCAAGCCTTAACTGCTTTGACTTATCATGTCTACGTCTTTGGCGCTCCCACCGATGGACAGGCGAACCATTGGGAAGTCGGTTGCAACGATGCAGGGACGGGAAGCAAAGTAAGCACAGACGGAGATACCTGGACTGATCCCACCAACGCGTTCAAGATGTATTACCGTGTGACTCCTGCGGATACAAGCCAGAGGTCGTGGTTCGTATCGGCCGCCTGCATGTCTTGGGGAGGGTGGTTCGCGGTAACAAGTCCCGCGACAGGAAACTCACAACTGTTCTCTTTCGCAACCACGGGTGTGGCAACAGAGCATACCGGACATGGATTAACTGTTGTTTCTGGTAGACCAGTGGTTTCTGATCTCGTTTGTTATTTCCCTCAAGGTGAATCTACCAACATTAGGCGCGCAGACACCACAACATGGGCGGATGATGGGACGAACATGGCATCCATGCTCGCGTTGGGTTACGATGCCGCAGACGGCCCTCAAATCTGGAAGGTGAACAATGGAGCAACGGCCACAACGGTCGCAAGGGCTAACGCGGGTACAAATCCGTTGGTCTTTAGAACTGCCATAAACTGTGGAGAATACACCTATCCGATTACGTCTGTCTTGTGGACGGACTCTGGATTGCAGGTTTTCAAAGAGAATGGGATGGGGATAGTTTCAAATGACCGCTATACAAAATTGAATTCGGGAATAGAGGCTACTCCCTCTGCGAGAAATGGACAAGCCGCGGTTTATTGGAACTCCGTTCTTTACTTCTCGTGGTTAAATACCTTGCTTCGGAAATACGGTGGAAACGCCGAGGACGTAGGTCAAGCATGGAGAGGCAGGGGGCTTCCGGGGACAAGACAAGGGGCGTATGCCGCCTTTGCACTTGACTCGGCAAGGATGTTCTGCGCTATGGACGCGGGGGTTACTGGAATCTCATCTGTGCAGGTCTACAACGGACTTACACACATGGAGATATTCAGGTGCCCTCAGGCCGGATACAGAGTCCGCGACGTTGCGGTACAGCCCGTAGAGGATGGGCAACCGAGGGTATGGATAGATGCGGGGGGAGATATCTTTTACTTCGACCTACCCAAGGACGTTGCCAGCCCACTCTATGATTCCAATATGGTCTACCAGCACGAGCTTTCGATAGTCTCCCCGACCTTCGATGATAGCGCGGCAAGACTCGCAAAGTACATTCGCGAGTTTACCGTAGCATCGTCTAACCTGAACGGTTCCACCATCCGGGTAGAGTTCGATTACCAGGTGGATGAGAATATCGGCGGGGCGACATGGGTTTATGCCGGGAATCTCCTGTCCTCTCCGGAAGATACGATAAAACTGCACCTTGGGAACATTCGGGCATTTAGATTCAGGCTCAGATGCCTTACAGATGCCGCCTCCACGCCTCCAGTTATCGAGGCGACGGTCATAGATGGATTTACTCGTGTTCCCAATAGGCCGATCTGGAACCTTCGAGTCATCGTGGGCGGAAAGACATTGGGGGGCGGGCAGGATCATAAAGCCGAGGACTTGTTAGCCTTTCTCCGAAATGCCTCACAGTACCCCGGAGCCATACGAATGACTTCGATATTTCCAGAACTGCACAACCGACAAGTCATCATAAGTCCTCCTACGGTTTACAGAGAAATCTACAACAAGATTTTGCGTATCTGGAGGGGAAAAATCACAGTGTCTTTGATGGACATGACATGACAAAGTTTCAGTATAAAAAGCCTCGCAAGAAGAAACCTCCCGTAGAGATTGTTCGACCCGTACAGGAGGGCGCTCCAGCCGAGTCTTTAACCGGCTTTATTCAGGGCATCCCGGCAGACTCCATGGCGGAAGAAAGGCTTTCTAAAGAATTAGACAAGTCCCCCAGAGTCGCGGGGTATCAATATCAGTACATCTTGGGTACGGAAGGCATGCCAGGATGGAAGAAGTTAGACTTTGTAGTAGCCATGACAGACGGAAGGACGTTGGCCGTAGCCGTTAAGGATTTAAGTTTTATACATCACGGGGACGAAGCGGTGTCGCAAGATAAACAGGATGAACAGTACATCCTTGAAAAACTGCGCCAGCAACAGGTTTATGTGGACGAAGTCACCACCATAGATGCGTTGGATTTAGACACACAGGAGTTGGCCGCGAGGAAAGCGAAGGAGTTATTATGAGTCAAATAACGTCAATGGAATGCAAAGGAAGCGGCGAGGTCGTGATTGAGGGCGAGAGCAACGCCTTTGCCTTCACCTATCCGGCGGTCATTACGATTGATGCGAACAGCTTCATGTCCGCCTATCGCAACGGGTCGGATGTATCCGCTACGGTACTGGCCGGGTCGCTGTCTGGAACGGGGACAACCACGCTTACCCTAAAGACAATCGCGAATGAAGTGGGCGCTTCGAGCGGGGCTGAATACTGCTATACATTTGCCGTGACCTGTCAAGCCCAGAGAAAAGTCTATTATTTTAAACGCGTGGTTTTACGTCGCTCATTAAGGTAGGTTATAATTAATCTAATCGAAAGGTTCCCCAATGAAAGCCCAAGGGTTGTTCAATATTCTTGCGACAATCGCGCTGATTGTGTTGTTGATTCCGAAAGCAGAGGTTCCGATGATTAAGTTGGGAGACCGTCTCACTTCCTATGTGGATGGGACAATGACCGATTTGATGGAGATAGAAAAACTGCGCCAAGACCTCAACCGCGTTGGCCCCGTCGCGGACGCGGTCGGTGGATGGTTGCCGAATGGGGGTAATATTCCCAATTTCCTAAACGGGTTCGTGGCGCAACGCGGAACTTTTGAAATATCCCCGACGTACAATTTTACCAAAACTTCGGGGGCGCAGTCAATTCCAAATAATGCGGAAACCCCAATTAGTTTCTTCGCCACGTCTAAATCAAATGATTATTTGAAATTTGACGCCGCAACTCCAACAAAGATTTTTGTTCGCATCGTCGCCAATAGGGACTTACTTGTTTTTGGAACAGTCACATTCGTACAGGGCGGAACCGGACGAAGGGCTATGTCTATAAAACAATACGACAAAGATGATGTCCAAATCGGCGCGCAAACATTGTTCAGTTTTCTGCCATCCAATATCACAACGGACGTATACCCCTTTTGCACCTGGATTGGCGTTAGTTCTCAGAGTGACTATATAATCGCATATTTATATCAGAACAATGGCGGAGCCTTGAATGCCAGCGTTCCACAATTCGGCTTGTCTTTGGTGCGCTAGATGGCCCTCTCTTTACCTCCCTCCCCCGCCTCGCTTCAGTTACCCGATACCGTCAAGTACGCGACGGTACAGACTACCGCGTACCTGAACGACGACACACGCGTAGACGTGGGTGGGAATACGAGAGTCACGGTGGCGGGGGATACAAGGATCGTCTGGGCGGCATATATGGTTTATGCACAGGTTCTTGGACAAGTACCTAAAATGACCCGAATAATGTCTTTACCGGAGTAAACTATGGCTAACAAGAAAATATCAGATTTGACCGCGCAGACCGCGCCTCAACCCACAGACCTGGCAGAAATCGAAGAGGTCGCGGTTGCGGCGTCTAAAAAGTCTACGTTGGCGCAACTCGTTACCAGCGGACTCATTGGATGGGGTGGTTGGATTGCGGCGAATCAAGCATGGGGGTACAGCGCGGCGGATAAAATTCTCGTTCCCTCGGGCGCGGCATCTATTTATTCCGTTGGGGACAAATTAAGATTCGGGCAATATGCGACATACGCGGGATATAGGTATTTTTCTGTTGTAAAGGTTGAAGACACGGTTTTAACCGTAACGGGTGGTTCGGATTACCCCATTGCCAATTCCGCAATTACGGTACCCTTTTACAGCAAGGCGTCGAGTCCGGTTGGATTTCCTGACTATTTCAACACTGCCAGTTTAGCATGGACGGTGGCAGAGTTCGACGATAGCATCGGCGGACAACCCACAACAACTCTCAGTGTATTTTCAATTCACGGTAGGTTAGTACATCATTGGTGGCGCGCCACCGGAACGAAGGCCGGTACTAATGCCGTTATGTCCTATGCACAACCCTCGACCATGCCAACCCCAAAGACTGTGACTAACATTATCATGGGTAACTGTGTTGCCACTGACACAAATTCCGTTGGAATAGTGATTGCAACATCTGGGACAACGCGGTACTGTGTGTTTCACGCCAACATTACGGATAACCAATCACTGGCGTCGGGCGTGTCGGGCAATATTCATTACGGGATTTAGCGAATGAAACGCCTCTGCCCTGTTTGCAAACGCCCTCTCGTTAAAGTCGTGGGGGGAGTATCCTGCCCGCATTGCGGTTTCGAGCGAAAACAAGACTTATCCAATTCCACATGGGGAATGATAGAAAGTCATCCATGCTTGTCATCTCCCTTTTTTTGATGCGGGCATTCCCCATAGAACCCCTTGGCTTGATTGCAATTATGGCATAAGATTTGGAAGCCGTCGGGATAGTTGCTTTTTATTAACCATCCAATCATATCGTGGCTGCTGCGACCGACTTCTTTTCTGTGTTTCGCGCCTCCGCCGTTTATGTGGTCTATTGCCAAAAAACTCATAGGTGGTTTCTCCGCAACAAGCACATTTACCGCCGTAGTGGCTCAATACCTCCGCGCGGTGGTTGGCGCGTTTATGTTTTTTATAGGCGGCGCGCTCTTCTTTGTGCGCGGCATAATATACGGCGCTATATGCGCGCTCCTTCTCTTTTATTTCTTCTGGGGATTGTGTTATAATTTCGTTCATCGAAGACCTTCTTCGGTCATGTGCCCGGACGTTACCCCGTCGCGGGCATTTTCTCAAGTATGCCACATTTGCAGGTGAAGTGGTAGCGATTAAGGTAGTAAATTAAATACTGACCACACTTGGTACAGACCCATATCCGAGAGCCGTCACACAAGACGGGCGCGACTATCTTCTGAGTGATAGCATCTGCGAGTGTCATTTTCAGCATCCGATAACAGGGTCGGTTTGCGCAGGGTTCGCTTCCAGCCATGCGGCGGCGGCGAAGCAATCATAATCGTCTTCGATGTCCCTGTATTTTTCCATCACTTCCCTCGCGCTCTCCACCCGCTTCTGTGAGGCATAGAAAGATACAGCGTAGGCATCGCGTCCTTCGACTGCCGTACTCAACGCCTTGTTTACAATTCTTATCGCTCCCTCCAGTTCTAAATTTTGGGAGCGGAGTTGGACATTCTTATCGGAAATTTCCTCTGATAATTTATATAGTGCTTCAAATTCAGAGGCTTTCCGTTCCAACTCTACGAGCTCGGAACCGCCTTTGATGTAATGCCCGGAGGCGTCGAGTTTGAGTTGTTTCAATTGGTGGAGCGCCATATCTCGTACCCCTGGCTGGACATTTTTCTTCGCCCAAAAAATACAGTTTTCAATTGCATAAGTTTCGCTCATCTCATCATCCTTTCATTTGGAGTGGTACATATTCGACAACAAGAACATCTTGTATTGTTCCGCATTTCTCACAGGTGCGCCGTTGTCGAATATCGCGACTAGGGAATGATTTGCCATAAACATACGCCGGATGGGATATTCCTGGGTAGAGCGTGTAACTGTGTTCATATTGATGCCATTTTGACCATTTGTGGAAACACATTTTGTTATCCTTTCACTAATTGTCCGCATAGGGGGTTCTTGCGCTTATCTTCTCTGAGATGTTGTTATACGTCCCAGAGCTATAGCTTATCGTGGTTGGGTGGAAATATACAGGCACTTTTCCGCAGGCTCCATTATTGTGCTTCGATACTATCATCTCCGAAGAAGCCTCTGTGCGATAGATGAAGATAACGGTTCTCGCGTCCTGCTCAATACTTCCGCTTTCTCTCAGGTCTGCCAAAACAGGTTCCCGCCCCTCTGCTTGTCGCCCCAATTGCGCGGCAGCAAAAACCACTATATCTAATTCCTTTGCCAGACCAATAAGTCCGCCTGTAACCTCGCCAATATCCAAGTCGCGTCTGTCCTTTTTTGTGTCGGAGTTGGTTAGCTGGATATAGTCCAGAAGAATTAAATCGTATGGATTTCTTCGGCTCTCTGTGCGAATCTGCCCTATCTTCAAGTCCGATAAGTCGCATACCGTAATGGGGAGTTCCCGGAGTTCGGCAGACGCAACGTGGAACCTCTCCCACTCTTCCTCGGTCAATTTGCCGTCCATGATTCTGTCCGCAGCAATACCAGATAACTTTGAAATCATCCTTTGAACAACTATTACGTCGGACGATTCGGTTGTAAACGACAGTACCCTTTTTCCTAATCTCGCGTTGGCTATGGCTATATCGCCCAAGAAGCCCGTTTTGCCCTGTCCTGGGCGCGCGCCAATGACTATCAATTCACTTTTCTTTGGAGAGACTAGTTTATCAAGATCGGGCAAACCCGTTGTGGCAGCCCTCTCGCCCCTACTCGCTATCTTCGATGCCTCTTCCGCTTTGGCAGTACCGACCTCCATATTGACCGTATGAGCCAACGTCTTTCCAGAATGTAAAACGAGAGTACTTAAATCGGTCTGAAAATCGGTTACGATTTCTGATGCCTTTCGTCCATTATGAGCCTGGTTGTGATATTGAGTAAACCATTCGTCCAGCTTCCGTTTCGCGGCGTAATCCTGGACATTTATGGCATAGGAGGTCGCCGCCTCTGTGGTCTCAACGTCTCGCAGTTGCGACACAGCCGCGCGTCCGGTGAACTGCTTTAGTTCTGGCAACTGGAATCCCGCAAGTCGTCCAGCGCGCTCCAATTCGTCGGCCAGGGTGATTGCATCCAGACGTAAGCCGCGTTCTTCCAGTTTCGCAAACGCCTCCCAACACCACGAAAAACACTCCCACGAGAAAGAGTCGGGCTGGAGTATGTCCGCCAGAGGCTTGTACTGTGCCGGGTTGCGGATCACCGCGGCGAGGACGCCCTGCTCGGCTTCGCGGTTGCTGATGGGTTTATCCATTGCTATCTTGTGGAGACGTATCGGAAGTTGTTGGAAACGCGGTTTTAGCCAATTCGTCTTTATACCACTCTGGTAATCCGCGAGTTAAACCACGAGAGATATGAGGCCAAACGTGTTTGAATAGAGTCTCTTTTATTTCTTCCTCGCACTCTTTCAAAATATCAACGGGAACCGCCTTTATCAGTAATCCAATGTCCTGCGGGGATTCTGTAAGCGTCCCGGCTTCGCGCAAGTGCTGTACGGCCTTTTGCCAGCGCGCCTCCGTGCGATATTTCTCCACAAGGATGGTTTCAAAATCCCTGCTGGTTGGATTGCGGTCTTTCCAGTCGCCGGAATGTACTTCCTTGAATTTCTCGGACACGTACTTCCCCATTGCGACTTTCTTCTCTGCCGTGAAGAGGGCATAATTCTTGATTACCACTCCCTCGATTAGAGACCCACCCAATACGGATTCTTTGTCAAGAAACTCTTTGAACACTTCAAAGTTGTCCACTTTACCAGAAAACAAGAGCGGGACAACTTCCAGCCCCAAACGATTCGCCTCTTCTGTTTTTTGTTCATGGGTCATATACTCCTCTAGCCCTGTGTTTATGTCGAAAATGATGATGTTTTGTTTTGGAACGCGGGAATAAACCAGCGTATTATGTTTTGGTTTGTTGAGCAATTCTCCGCGATATGTCCAGTCGGGGTGCAGATCAAGCGTCTTGACGATTTCAATGACTTTAGAAAACATATCATCGGGGGCGTCTATCAATTGCTGTTTACCACTACTCCGGCAGACAAGTTCCCCGTTTATTCGCCCAAACGAGAATTGAGAGCCGTCTACCTTTTCCTCCACCAAAACGGGGCCGGAAAATATGTCGGCAATCATTTTGTGCCCCAGTTGCATCACAGAGGGATAAGCATGTACGTGTTCCATTGTTCATCCTTTCACTAAATACGGTTTGTACTCCGCCGCGTTCAGGGCATCGAGTTCGTCCTGCAAGCCCTCGAGCATCTCCCACGGATTGCCGCTGTAAACAGCCTCCACCTTACGTTTTAGCCACGCGGGGCGCAACCGTCCGGTTCGTTGGAAGTCGTCCACTTGGCGGAGGGTTCTATCAAGGGCGGGGCTAGAGATGGGGGCGAGGGTCATTTATCAACCTTCTTTTCTTGAACAAAAAAGGCGTACCAAAGAGCGCACAATGCCATCCACCAGGCCGCATCCGCATCTTGATTGATGGCCAATAGATATATCGAATACCCAAAAGCGCACAAAGAACCAAAAAACCAAAAGTATTTCATCTCATCGTCCTTTCGCTGGGTTACTAGGCGTATCGGTTGCTCCGCCCTTTGGTAATACTTCAATGGTCAGTATGTAAGGGTCGCTCGTTGTGTGAATAACTGCGAAGCCACTGCTCAAATTAACTAGATAGTCGGTGTCATTTAATCGAAGCGAAAGAGTATTAATCGGGTATTCTTTCATTTTCGTCATTTCTCATCATCCTTTCATCATTTGACCACGTACTTGCTCTCATCTGGGTCGGGAACGAAATAAGGCAGTTCGGGTTCCTGTGGTGCGGAAAATGCCTGAGGCCACAAATCAATCACCTTTTCAGGGTCTAGTCGCGCCTTCACAGGGGTCAGGCTGGAGTATTTCGCCTTCGACCAGGCGGCAAATGTTTCAATCTGGTCTGGAGTTTTATCCATGAGGAAGTGAAGTAAGCGGGTCAGTTTCTTGTCAGACCACCAATTCAAGGGGTTGTAGCCCATCTCGCGCTCGTAGAGAGAGGCGCGGTCGCGCTCGGACTGTTCTTTGGCGGCAGAGCGGGCAACCTCCTCATCGGACATCCCGGCGGCTATCTTCCAATCCATGCCAAAACTCTCTGGAATAGACTTCTTCGAGATACCGGCGACTTCAAGGGCCGCGTCCGCGAGAGCGTCTACCAATCTTTCGGTTTCGTCTCCTTCCCCGCCAATAAGGGGGCAATCCACAACAATATCGTGGAACTTAAGCCTTAGTTCTCTACGAAGTGTTTGAGTCATTAGATTCTCCTTATTAAGGACTGAGATTATTAAATACATCCCTCGCTGGTGGCAAGGCGACTTCATTCAAAAGAATCTACCCTATCAGGGTCAAGCCCCTCTTTCAAGGGGGAAGTCGGTCATTTTAAGGCCTGCGCCTCCATCTTTCGGGATTACCCTGTTAGGGTCGCCCGTCCCCGCCCACTCTTGGCTTTGTATCGGGGAGCCTTTCGGTCTTGAGGATTGACCCAGCGTTATCTAGGTAGTGGGTCGCTTCGATTTTCACCGTTCCGGTCAAGCCGGATCACATCTTTTATGTAGTCCTCGCGTCCGAAGCATCCCGCGAGTTCGTTGGTAAAACAAAAACCCTTTTGCTAGACCTGCGCTTGCGGCGGGATGAACGGGTATCCCAGCGCAAGCCTAGCAAAAAGGCTCTTATACCGTTCATTCATTTCGCCGCACTTATAGTATAACATAGGTCATGTATTTATGCAACACCAGTTATATTCTGGATACGTCTCGGTAATTACTTATTTAGGTCGTCAAGTGCGTAGAGTGTTTGATATTTCCAAATCCATTCTTCGCTCATCACGTCATAGCAAAGTTCGTGCGTTCCGTCAAATAAATCAATGGCCTTTCTCAACAGTGTTTCTAACAACTCGTCGTTGGTTCTTTGCTTTGGTTCTCGTACCACGAGAACGTCTTCGGCATCTATGTAGCGATTGCCAATGCGATATTTCAGAATTCCATCAACAATATCGGTGGTTACCCCAACCTCGAAGGTTTCCCCGATGCGATCTGCGTACCAGTATGTATCCATTTGTGCACCAACAATTTTTACCTTCATCTCATCATCCTTTCTCTATAACTTTCGCATACAGTCGCTTCGTGCGTTTCTCCCACATCCAATACTTGTATCCCTTCTTCTCTGCCAACGCCTCGGCTCGTTGCAGGGTCATCACAGAGGAGGTCATTACTAACTTACCGGGGAGTAAAAGCAGTTCCGCCTTGGTCATTTCGTCTCCTCTGCCAGCGTAATTTCATCCTCGCAATAAGAACAGCGGCGTTTGTGTTCAAAGTATTCTTTTGGGACACCTATAATTGGAATGTAATTGTGTGGTTCCCCGTTCAGACAGGGCGCTTTGCTAGGACTGTACGATGGATAAAACTCCACGTAGTAAATGAAATTCATCCCACAATTCGGACATTCGTTTTCGTGGGGAATATTAGTTTCGTTGCTATCTTCAGATGCTTCGACGTCTGCATCGCAATAAGGACAATTCATGTTCATCTCGTATCCCTACCGGCCTATTTTCACCCGACCGGCGGGGCAGGAGGAGAGGAGAATGCTAGATCGGGCGGACGTGATGCACGTCCTTGTAGTTCCCGGTCTTGCCGTTATCGAGCGTGAACTGCTTTCCGATGGTATAGTACACGCGGCATTTGAGCGAGAGCGTGGCGGGTTTGGCTACGTCTGCGCTGGTGACGTGCCGCAGAAGTCCTTCTGCGCCTTCCCACGGCCATTTATTGACCTTGACCTTTGGGTACTTGTCCGTCCCGGCATAAAACTCAAGGGTGACTTTCTCGTCCGGTTGAGGCAGGATGATTAACTTGTCCGCATCAAAGATGATGTATTCCTTCCCAGCAGGGGGGGGAGGTACTTCGGGGCTGTCGGAGAATGGATCGGGGACGTTGGTGTAAACCGGTTCTTTCGGATCGGCTTTCGTTGGAGGGGACTCTGCCACCACGCGCCCGGTGGGCGGGGGAGCCTGGGGGGGAAGTGGTTTCTCAAACTCCATCGGCATGGCTTCGTGAGCCAGGTCGAGGGCAGACCAAAGGCTACGGATTGCATCGTAGGGGTTGTTCGCCCTCGCGGTGACGTTTATCGGTACTCCACCGACATATACAGTCCCGAACGCTATTCCACCGGCTTCGCTTGCCGGGGCAAGTTCCGCGGCGCGCTTTCGGTACGCTTCAATTCGGGTGGTAAGTTCTTCGCTCATTTCGTTCTCCTTTTCTAGGTGGCGGATAAACGTCCGCCGGTTGATTATTTCGCATGGATGGCTTCAAACAAGTCTTTCAAATCTTCCGCGACGCGTTCGATGATCGTTTCTGACATAAACGCAAGGGCTTCTTTTATTGCCGCCACCGCCTCGGGTGTCATCTTCCACAACTTTGCGGCTTCGGCTGCGGTTTTGGCGTCAGCGACAAAAGAGATGTCGTCGCCACCGGTGGAATATGAAAGCCAGTCATAGTCCTTGATTTCATCCAAGTGGGTTGTTATTACCTTTTCTTCTTTCATTTCAAACCTTTCTGCCTTTCGGCTAGTGCCCGTAGCGGGCGTATGAGATTTCTGACTGCCGGTCGCGTTCTTCCGCCTCGCGCTCCGCGTCGTCCTTTTTGATAAGGCATAAAAACCCGTCGCTATCTACCACAAACTTGTCGGTTTGTTTTTCTGCCCAATCAAAAATCTTGTCCGGTAGCTGTGTTCGTGCGTGTCCACCGGTCTGTTTATCGTAGATGGTGGCAAGCTCTTCCCAAGTCAGCGGTTTTGGTGCGTGTTCTCGTAAGATTTCAAGTCCATCGGGTGTCATTTCGTCGTTCCCTTCGGTTGGAGTTTCTTTAATGCGCTTTCGGCCTTGCGCGCCTCTTTCATGGCTTCGTTGCGTTGGTCGTACAGGGTCTGGATATATTCGTCTTTGCGCGCGAGGGACTTTTCAAGCACCTCTCTAACCTCTTCAGACTTCGACTTTATGTAACTTTGAGGGTGTCCGTTGGGGCAGTAGAAACTGTTTTTGCATTCTTTCAGGGAACGGTCAAATGCTTCCAGAAAGAAAAACTCAGTACCGCACGCAATGCAGATGTGACTTACAAAGTTTTTAGAATCCGAAATTGTTATGTTCATTGTTATTTTCCTTTCTACAAGAACAACTTGACGGCGATCAACACGGCGACGAACACGACAGCGGCGAAATAGTCTATCGGGGTGAGTTCGGACAGGGCGCGTTTCATGGCAACTCTGTCCACCAACCGAACAGGAATAACTTGTAGGGCGATTCGCTGTTGTGTTCGTTGGCAAGAAACCTGCCTGCGCGGGCCATTTCTTCTGATTTGTGCCACACCGGTTTCCAGTCTTTCAGCGCGGCGGGGATTTCTGGCTCCTTCGGCTCGAAGCGGGGGCAGGACATATCGGCGGAGGTATAGGCCAAGTCGTCGTCAACGCCGCCGCACAAGAACGTCGTGATGTGGTTACTGTTTTTACCGTGCCAGTATTTACAATTCTCGCATGTGTTCATTTCGTTGCCTCTAGCGCGGCGTGGGCGCTATCAATCAATCGCTGACCGTATGACGTTAGTTTGTGATAGGTTGTTAGTTCCACAACGCCATTTAATATGTTTTCCAGCGCCTCCCGCAATATGCGAATCTGTACGCTCAGGGCATCTTTCTCTGACTTATGTTTCGCGTCTCTGTCCAAGCCGCGCTGCCCTTCTTCAAGGCAATCCACAAATTCCTTATGGTTCATTTGCGCACCTTTCGATTGTTCAGTACAATCACGCCGATCTGCGCTAAAACACACGCGGCAACGATTACGAGTGGGGGCAGTTTTATCAACGCCCCTGCGACCCGGCCAAGTTCGATGAATGCAATTGCGGCGATAATTAGGGTCATATCATTTTCCTTTCTTGCTCTTGAACCCAATTTGACGCGAAGCGCGCCGACATCTGTTTTTGCGACATTTGGTTGAATGTCTAAAATGGTGTCCGCTACCCCAATGTTTGCGAGGTTCCCACGGGACATCAATTGACTCGTCCCGCGTTCTGTGAATCCAACCCGAAACTAAAGTTAATAACCACGCCCATAGATTGTGCATTTGGTATCCTTTCTACCAATGATCCGAATCGCTTACGTTGCTCACCCATCCGCTTGGCTCTATCCCGAAGTCAAAGGGACTTGTGGGCAATTCATTTCCCGTGACTGTCTCGGCAACCGCAAGAGGATTTTGGAAGTTATAGGCTTCCCACGCTTCTCTCAAATTTCGATAGGCGATTCCCTTTAGCTCCTTGGACATGCAGAACGTACAGAAGTTGTCTCTCTCTTCTTCAATCGCCTCCGGGTTGGAAGAGCGAAGTCGGTGTGCTATTCGAGAAGATGGGATTGCTTGGGCATAGGACGCGTTCATTTGGTTGCCTCCAGTAGGGAGAAACAGCACGTGTTTTCAGGAAGACCCCATTCGCCCTGAATCAGGAAACCTATTTTCTTTGTTAATGTCCTTCCCAAATAGGTCTTGAGGTTCGGGTCGTATTCCTCAAGAATCACGAGGTCGCCGGGAATGAAGTCGCGGTCATTCAGACGAATATCAAAAGTCTTGGAGCCGTCCCAAATTGCCTGAAAATATAACGGCCACGTTTTCAGGCTGTGGGCTTTTCTTCCGGCGGGATAAATAGTTTCCGATACGCCTCGTTCTTCTGGAATTTCCGGTATGATTTCGGGGTGGCGAATCTTCTGCACTTCTTCCCGCAACCTATCCTTACTCCACCCGCACTCATTTGCCAAATTCAAGAGTTGAATGGCCTTTGTATCTTCAAGTGGGGCAACCTCCCGTAACTGTGTGAATGTGGGGGTTTTGGCGCTAGCGCCAAAAGTCTCTCGCAGACCAGGCGGGAAGCGCCTTGCAACAGAGCAGAAATGGGCAAGGGTCGAATAGTCGTATTTACTGTGTTCCATAAAGGAAACGTATTTTGACCCATAGTTATATTGTCCGAAGTTCAGGCAGTCCCCGATGTAGAGTTGCATAATTCCATCGAACTGCTCCAACTTCTCGTAAACCGATTGCCACTCCTCGAAACTCGTTCCGTTGGTAAATTCGATTGAGAACGGAGTGATTTTTACATTTGCGGATTCAAACTGAATTATGTTGTCCATTACTTTATAACCACCTTTCTTATCGGTTTATTGAATAAGCGAAAGAGCCGGAACTTTGTGCGCCAAATTTTTGCGCCACTTGGGTAGGAGTAGTATTCGCAATAGGTTGTCCATCTCCAAATTCTCTGCCAAAGGTTCATGGTCTTACTCCGGTCTGATTGGCGCGCCCTCTTGTACCAGGTGGCGCAGGATGAGGTTGGCGCTCTTGAGAGCGTGGGCTGCCGACTTCAAGATGGTCGGGTCGTTGGTCGCCTCGATAATTTCCGAGACGTAACGGCAGATTGCGAGTGCTTCTTCTGCTGATCTATCACGGGCGTTGGAGGCTTGGTAAGGCCATGGTTTCGGCTTATCTGACATGCTTTCCTTGCTTTTCGTGCGCTTTTTATCCATGCTGTTCCTTTATGCGCTATATTATGACTATGGTTACTTCGATGCTTTCTCAAGTTCTTTCGTCCATCTCTCGATGCCAGATGTGTCGTGTTCTATCTTTGCGAACCGGCGGGCATCTTCGAGGCGGAACAGGCAGTAGGCAATGGCGTAGGTCATTGTTTCTTCTCCTCGGCCCGCCGCTGGATTTCTTTTTCGACCAGCCACCGAATTTCGAGGGGGCAGGAGCGCCGGTCGGTGGCGGCGAGTTCGAGAAGCGCGGCCCTAATCTCTGTTTCAATACGGATTGTTATGAATTTGTCTTCGCTCATTTGGTTTCTCCTGTTGATTATTATACAACTCTAGTAATAGTATCTCACAAGATGTGACCCGTGTCAAGGGTTATATAAGTCTTTACCACAGAATGAAGAAAGGAGTATAAAATGTACGCTATGGATAACAGCAGTTTTATGAAGTGGGTTGATGAACAGGCCGACAAACGCGGTTGGACACGCTCGAAATTAGCGTCGAAGGCGGGACTGTCCGCCAGCGCGATTTATCTAATCTCAAGCGGGGATAGAGGAATAGGACTTGAGGTATGTAAGGGATTGTCGAAAGCCCTGGAACTCCCCCTGGATGTTGTTTATAGAGTCGCGGGTCACTTGCCCAAAATCGCGGAGATAGAAGAAGACGTTCAAATGGGAGCGCACTATTTATCCATGATGACGCCCGAGGAAAGAGCGATGGTATTGGGGATGATCGAATCTGTCGCAACGAAGAGGATTGGAGAACGGGGACATGCCATACAGACTGCGCCACATGAGGAAGAGAGATCGTAAACTAATCCTCTGGTATTGCAGATGGGTATTTTTACAGAGGTATATCCCTGTTGTCTTTTTGTTGAAGTTTGGTATTCGTGTGGGGGTCGGGGCTTTGGCGTTGGACTTGGTGATGCTCCATGCCCCGCTAAGGTGGGAGATAATCGCCGGTGGAGCGTTTTGCTTTGCCCTTCTTACGCAAGGGAGGCTCCGGAGGGTGTAAAAAGAACTTGTATTATATGTTATAATACATAAGTTATACTAAATCTGGATTAGTGAAAGGACGATGAGATGAGCGCATATTCTGTTATGGAATGCCCCAAGTGTAAGAATGTCTACTATCCTGCCGACTTTGCACCTAAATTGTGTCCGGTTTGTGCCGCCGCCGAACTCGCGGATGGCGAGCAATGGCACGGGGTTGCACTCACTCAAAGCGATGCAATCGCCCGCCTCCACGCCGAACTGAAATCGTTTGAAAGCCTAACTCCTGGCGGGTCTGAATTTGCGGACGACCCAAAAGCGGTACTTGCTTGGCTGAAAGATAGATTATCAACGATGGGAAATCTTGCGGCTGAACGAAACCAACTCCGTGCCGAACTGGACGAGGCGAGGAGGGTGATGATTTTAGTATCTCAATTGTACTCGAGGGGCGGGGCAAACACCTTACGCGCCATCAAGGCCGCCGCCGCATGGCTGGAAGCGAATAAGGAGGCGTAGATGGAAAACATAACCGTTTTAGAAGCCAAGCCCAATCCCGCAGAGGTTTATATCAGGTCGCTAAACTCTGAGGTTAGTCGGAAAACTCAACGGGAGGCGCTGGGATATGTGGTTCAAAAGCTGTTGGGAACGAGTGATAAAGACCTGGATGCTTTCAACTGGTCGGCGCTTCGGTACGAGCATACTTCGGCTTTACAAACCTGGTTACTATCTGAATATGCCCCCGCTACCTCAAGGCGCTATATAGCCGCCGTAAAAGGGACGTTAAAGGCCGCGTGGCGGATGGGGCAGATGTCGAGCGAGGACTACATGAGAGCGGTTGATCTAGGCAGAATAGCCGGACATAGCGTTGCGGGCAGGATGCTGTCCCCCGAAGAGGTGGGGGCTTTGCTGGCGACTTGCACAGACGATTATGGGATAAGGGATGCCGCGATGTTAATGGTAATGGTACTCTACACGGCTCGTCGCTCCGAAGTTACTACCGTTCAACTCTCGGACTATCAGCCAGATTACAAACCGGGAATTGGCAGACTTATTCTCCACGGCAAGGGAAATAAAGACCGGGTAGAGTTTTTGCAGAATGGCGAGAAAGAGCTATTGGAGGATTGGCTAAACGAACGTGGAAATGATGTTGGCCCTCTATTCTGCCAATTGAAAGAAAAAGTGTTGCCTATGTCCCCCATAACCGTTTACAAAATGATAGGTCGTAGGATGAAGAAGGCCGGGATAAGTAACGCGACTCCGCACGACTTAAGGCGCACAAGTATAAGCAACCTCCTCGATGTTACCGATGCAGTGACTGTGGCGAAAATAGCGGGACATTCGTCCACGGCGACTACGATGCTTTATGACAAAAGAGGCGAGAGTCGAATGATTGATGCGCTGGCGAAGCTGCACTTGCCGTTCCGCGACAAACTGGATACGTCTCGGTAATTAAGGCGAAAACGCCATGGTTTATTGAAAACTATAGTAGTTTCGTAGGTCAATGCAGACACCCTCCATAACGTGGAGGGTGTTGCTTTTTGCGCGGCCCATCTTAGGGGATGGCAACGGCGCGTTAGATCGGTATTCAGGTCGCTCAACTGTGCGCTGGTTGTGGGTGTTTCACCTGCTACCGCATCTGCGGAGACTGCCGCGCCATACGTCTTAGTGGCGGGTCGCCCTCAATGTACCGACAAATTCAATTATAACATAGCGGGGAATATATACAGTAGTCAGTTCTTATCCAACCTATGTTATAATTTGTATAGATTAATCTACTCAACCTTTCGAAAGGATAAAACACATGAATGAATATGCTACGTTTTTCTGGAATCTGGCTCAAAATATTCTAGCCGCCACCCTCCCGATTCTGGCTATGGCTTTAACTGTGTGGCTGGCGCAGAAGATCCGCGAGATGGGTAGCAAGATAAATGCCGACACGATGGACTCAATCCGTATCGCCGTCGGCATTGCTGTTGACGCGGCAGAACAGGCCGGAGCCGCCGAACTAATTACCGACAAGAAATTCTATGCTATTGGTTTGGCGCAGAAATTTCTCGATAAGCAGGGAATCAAGGTGAACGTATTGTTGCTGTCGGGGCTTGTAGAGGCCGCGGTGCTGACCTCTTTGGATGCTTACGAACACACTCCCACCGTCACCACTACGACCACCACCACATCGGGCGACAATCCTTCCGCGCCATTGCCGCCTATTGAAGAAATACCCCAGATTGGGGGATAGAAACGAGAAACAGGGGCGAGGCCCATCCGCTGTCCATCAAAGCGACAGGCTGTATCGGGATAGCCCCTGTTCTCTACATCGAGGAATCATGACAAAAGACGAACAAATTAGCATTACGAAACTCGCCGCAAAAGTTTGGGGCATTGAAACCGCCTTAGCTGATCATATCGCCTATACAAAAGCCGCGGCAAAATCCGAGACTGACCGGATTGACGCAATCCTGAGAGCAAATGCAGAGGCGCTTAAACAAGCTAATAGCGAGGCTGGCGAGAGTAAGGCTTCTGCCGCTAGGCAAACCGAAGAAGTGGCCAAGACTTTGCGAGAAGTAGTAGAAGCTACCAGGTCGGCAAACGCAAAATCGCTATCGGAGGTCATCAATCCCATCACGAGCCGGCTCGACGAGGTCGAGAAGAAACAGTATGAGGATAAAGGGCGTTCCGGACTTTCCACCCCGCTGCTTATGATGTTGTCCACTCTTGGGGGCGGTGTTCTTTTCTGGATAATTCAAATGCTTGCAAAATAGCGAAAGGATAAGCATGATTATTCCCGATATAAGTAAATGGCAAGATGCACCAAGTACGCCGAAGTTGATAGACTTCGCGAAGATGAAAACCTTGACTCCGGCTGTCATTATTAAGGCGTCCCAGGCGACCTATACCGACCCTGAGTTTACAGAATCATGGGCGAACGCAAAAGCCGCGGGGCTTATTCGTGGATGCTATCACTACCTGGATTGGACAAAGACCGGGAAGGAACAGGCTGATTATTTCTGCTCTGTGTTCAAGAACGACCCGCCCGACATGCCCCCCATTGTTGATTACGAAGAACAGAAGAACATTCCTGCCTACCCCTTGTCTCATTTACTAGACTTTGTGAGTCGGGTGGAGGAACTGACCGGGCGCATCCCGATGATTTACACCGGCGTTGGATTCTGGACTCCATACGGGAGTACAGACCCGTATTGGAAACGATTTCCTCTCTGGGTGGCGAATTGGTACGCTCCTAAGCCGCTCATCCCCGCTCCGTGGACTGGCTACGTTTTCTGGCAGTACACGCCAAAGGGTTACGGGGTGGATTACGGCGTTGAGAGTTTGCAGATAGACCTGAACCGCTACGAAGGGACGCTAGACCAATTGAAAACCTTTTGTTCAATTGTTTCAGTACCAGTGAAAACAATTGAACAGCGAGTAACAGACCTCGAATACCGCGTAAAGACGATTGAAATTAACGCTCGATAACCGAGACGTATCGGAACCTGGTGAAAGGATAACGAAATGCCAAAAACAACGGATTTTCTACCAGAGTTTATGGATGCCTTCAAGGTGAAACTTGAGGCCGATGCAGTCCGATGGGGTGATACGTGGCTAAAGCGCACGCGCAAAGGCCAAGAAGAGCGCACTGTCCGCTCAACCAATGATCGCTTCGATAGATATTTACACGGGGGGCAACCGCTTGATAACCTGTCAATAATTGGGGATTGCTACATCAACTGGATTCGCGAACAGCATCCCGAAATGTGGACGGAATAGCCGAAGATAAGGAATCTAACAATTGAAGTGTCCTTACTGTAACTCGCTCAGTGTTCACAGAAAGGGATTTGCGTTCAATGTGGGAGGAAAAAGGCAGAGGTATAAGTGTTCTTCTTGCGGGAGAAGGTTTAGCGAACAGGATGTAATTGACGAGGTGTTCCCGGCTGTCCTTGTCTTTGACATCGAGACTCTCCCGCTTGTGGCGTATTCGTGGGGAACGTGGGATCAAGATATTCGGAAAGAGCAACTAATAAAGGACTGGAGCGTTTTAGCGTGGAGTGCAAAATGGTTGTCCGACGAGAGAATGATTACGGACTGCCTCACCCCCAAAGAGGCGGTGGCAAGAGATGATAAGCGCATTTGTCAATCCATTTGGAAACTGCTCGACGGCTGCGATGTCGTCATTGTCCAGAACGGGAGAAAGTTCGACATTCCAAAACTCAATGCGAGATTTTGGCGACACGGCTTTTCTCAACCCTCAAGCTACCGAGTCATTGACACTTGCGATGCGGCGAAGAGAGCGTTCGGCCTCACATACAACAGCCTGGATTACATCGGAGAATATTTGGGGGCGGGACGCAAGATAAAGACGGAATTTCAGTTGTGGGTTGATTGCGACCGAGGCGATAAAAAAGCCCTCGATAAAATGAGTGAGTACAACCAACGCGATGTGGAATTACTAGAGACCGTGTACGAGAAGATGAAAAGCTGGATTCCCAATCACCCCCGCTTCTCGTCATATTCAAAGGTGGCTGGCGTTTGTCCTGTCTGTATGTCGAAAGATATAAAGAGCGTCGGTTTATATCAAGCCGCCGTGAGGCAGTATGCCGAGTTTAGATGCGGTTCGTGCGGGTGTGTCTATCACAATACAAAGGCGGAAAAATGACAACTGCTATCCGCTCGCTCGCTTTCCTTATCATCGGTATATGGCTTGGATATGTGCGTTCCGAAAATAAGTTTGGAAAAATGGTAGACGATGGACAAATAGTATTCAAGTACGAAGACGAAGACGAAAGTGGATGGGACGGGAGCGAAGAGGGCATTAAATCGGTTCGGAAGTGGGTGCATCTGAATTTCTCCAAGGGATTATGACATACAAGAATACAAACAAACGCGACTCCAACGAGAAAGAGATAGTTGAGTTTTGGCGCGCCTGTGGCTGTATATGGATTCCAATGGTTCCGGGGCAAGGATTTGACGGACTGCTTATTCATCATGGGTGCGTAAGTGTTGTGGAGATAAAGAATCCTGAAACTAGCTGGAAATTGACCCCGGACGAACTTGAATTGAGTCAACGGATAGAGGCACAGGGGGGGAAATATCATATCGTAGAGGGGCTGGCGGGTGCTGCGTCTTTCATGGCGCTGAAAATAGATGAGTAGCCCGGATAAAGGGGGCTTTGATTGGGGGGATATTAGAGAGCAGATAACGCGAGATAGGGGGATTTACTGCGAGGTCTGCGGTATGGCTCCGTGGCGCGAGTTGCACCACTGCCTTTTTCACAAAATGAAGCGACACAAAGAACTGGACAGTATCTACAATTTACAGGCCGTTTGCTCGGAGTGCCATCCTTATGCTAATTCGTATAAGAATCGCTGTAGATTTTGGGAATCGTAATGCGACAGGTACGGTCACACTAATATGCTGGAGTGGTATGACGGGCTTAATCTGCTAGTGAAAGAGAGTTTTGAATGAGCGACTTGGAACAGATTGTCGAACAAATAGGTTTGTTGGGCGATTCCTTTGAGATTTCGCGTTGGGAGCTATGTAGAGCAATTGAGACAGCATACAGCGAATTGCCTGCTTATACCAAGGGGTTGACCGAATCCCTTGCGCGGAGGCTAAAGAAGTCTAGCGATTCTGTGTACTCGATGCGCGATGCGTGGAGATTAAGAGAGGATATTGAGAAGTACCGTGGAAAGTCCGAGGATATTGGCTTATCGTCTAGCCATTGGGGGGTGATGTATTCCCTACGCGAGCGATTCGATCTGGAAAATTCTGTTGTCTTTGAGTGGTTGGAGTTGGCCGCCTCCGAGTCAATGTCTGTTAGAGACCTGAGCGCGGAAGTGTCGAGTCAGTACCGCGAAGACGAGAAGAAGGGGATTAAGCGCATTATCCGCAAGGTGGAGAGGCTCACAGGGCGGATGTACCAGGATTTTGAGGGCGCGGGGGTACCGGAGGGGATAAGAAAGGACGCCCAGGTTTATATGAGCGTCCAGGCGGATTTGTTCGCGAAACTTGCGGATTGGCTGGGTTAGGCGGGGCGTTTCTCTAACTCCTTTCGCATCTCTGCGTTTTCTTCGCGGAGTTTCTTTACCTCTTCTTCGGCGCGCGAAATAAGACCTTCCATGGCCTGTTCGTTTTTTGCCGTAAAGATATAGTGTCCGTAGGTTTCAATCAGTTTGTCAATTGCGCTAATTTCTGTGTCCATTTTATTTCTCCTTTTTCTTGAAAATATTGTAAAGCACCAGGGGGACGACGAAGAATATAAAGCACAGCGCGGGGAAAAACAGCAACTTTACAAGCAGAACCAACTCCGGGGGAAACGTTGAGTACATTTTAGCCTCCTGCGCAGATTATATCACCTCCGGGTGCGCTTCCAGCCGAAACGCGGCATCTATTCTGTCTATTATTTCGCCGTACTCTATCGAAGTCATAGAATATGGCGACTTCTCAAAATGCTTTTCAATCCCGCGAAAATATCTCGCCATCCCCTTGCAGCGTTTATTCGCCTCGTCAAGCGCCATGCTTAAATCTCTCGCCCTTATAGTAATGTTCTTCGCCGCATCTTTCCATCTGTCTGCATCGTTGCGGAGTTTGGCGTTCTCGTTTTCTAGTTCTTTCCACGACTTTGGAATCTTTATATCGTCACTCATTTCATTCTCCTTTTCTGATTATACTCAATCTTCCGTACAATGATCGGCGTGTTCGTAAGTCCCGAGCCAGCCAGCGTTGTTGGCTAGTTCGTCCTCCTCTTTAGAATATTTGACGCGTTTGTAATTTCTGCGCCAACTGGTAAGTTCGTCCTCGTCCGGGTCGTCGTCCTCTTCGCGCTTGAGACATGGTTCCCGCATGGCTTCCAGGTATTCGATCCGTGCATTAGCCTTCTCGTTGTGGTCAAAGAGGACTTGATACGCCTTGAACAGGGCGAAGTTTTCCTTACACAGTTTGGCTATTTCGTGGAGTAGGAATATCTTACTCCTACGGAGTTCGGCTATATCCCTGTCCTGTTGTCTAAAATCTTCTTCTATGCTGTCTATTAGTGGGTTGATTGCGTCGCGCTCACTAGACGTATCGGGAGTTTCGGGGCGCTCGACAACCAAGCCTCCAACCGGAAGGCCAGTAGATTCGAACACTTTGATGCTGCCAAGAAAATCGTGGATTACGTCCCCTTCTTGCATAATGTCATTCGGTTTGAGTATCATAGTATCTCCTTTAGGGTGGCGCGGGCCTCTTCGATTATTGCGATTGTTTCGTCGCTCCAATGAATCGTTTTTTCTGTATCTTCATAGAAACTTTCTGTGGGCGGAAATATATCAGCGAGGTTTTTTAGCGCCTCCGCCAGTTTGGCGTTGCGCGCTTCGAGTTCAAATATTGTTAGCTTATCGTTTGAGTGGGGGCACTTGCATAATTCCGTCCCACTATTTATAAACTGATTACAGTGGTTATTGTGCTTTTCTTTCGCGTGTCCACATTTAGGGCAGTTCATGGTTAATCTCCTTTATCCGTAGATGAACAAACAGGACAGCATTAGACATGCTATAAGAGCGCATAGAACGCAGGTGGCAAAGTGTTTAATTGACATGGTGTCCGTCTCCTTGAAAGTTTGTATTGGCGAACTCGCCAAATAGGTTTATTGCGGCGCTGTCGTAGGCGCGAACGGGGGAGGCGGTTTCAACGTACAGCTTCGCGTCCCCGTCCTCGTAGAAGTCGCCACGATTTGAGGGGGCGAGTTCCAAGAGGCGTTTTACCCATTTACGACAATAGAAGTTCCGAGTCTTTACGAAGTATTTTGTGTTCATTTGATTCTTCTTTCTCGCCATAACCCAGGCGGGGGCTAATTACCGAGGCGTATCGGTTAATTCAAGTTCCCGCAAATTCAGAATCTTGGTGATTTTGCTGTCCGGGTAGTATTTCTGCAAGTGTTCCAAATAACAAGCGGGGCAGGTTGGCGTATTTTCGGAGACGCCATTTTCAAGGTCGGTATAGATATAAAGTGCTGCCGGGTGCATGTCTACAATATGATTTCCGTACTTACAGTTAGCGGTCATATTATCTGCTTTCTGCACATTATCCCAAGTGCGGGGCTGTATCAGGTGTATCGGTTATTCCGGGTGCGCTTTCAACCAATTAGCGGCATATTTGTCGCCGGGATAAGCACTGGCATAGGTCGCAATCACCTTCCTTGCCTCGGCGTAGTCGGCGGGGGGTTGTGCGAGTTCGTCTGTTATATCCTTTCCGCTCATTGCGTCTTCGTCCATAACGCGCTTGATATGATCTGAAACATACTGCTGCGCTTCTTCCAGGGTGATATTGAAGCGGGCGCATACTTCCAAGGCGACATGGTAGGGATAAATTCCAGACTTGCCGTGCTGTTCCTCGTTGATAAAATCCATTATTTTCGTAATCATGTTATTTTCTTTCTGCCTATTTACCCAAAGGCGGGGAGTAAGAGAGGGTGCTATCCGTGCCTCCCGCGTCCAGTGGTTAGCAATCAAGGGGCGGGATAGGGGAGTTTAGCCAGGTTCCGAGACGTATCGGGGAATACTCCACCGGTTTATCTGTTTATTTTGTGGGGGCCTAAATAGTTGTATAAGTTCCATTTCTACGTCTTTTCTGCTTTCAGAATTTGGCAACGAATAAACTTGACCAACTAAGAAATCGCCTGATTTATAAACGTGGTGATTGGTGTTTAGTCGCTTGCCTATATTCTGTGCCTCTCCTATATAAACCAACCCTTGCCGTTCTTGAATTAGGAAATAAATCCCCGGCTCGTAAACAATTTCGTTGGGTTCGATAGCAAATTCCATTGTTGCACTTGGGCAATGTTTTCTTGCCTCGATGATCAGATATCCGTAATTGTGGCTGATTGTGGCGTGTTGCTCACTTAGTCTTTGTTCGTGTGTGCGGTGCTGTATTATTTGTAGCTCGCGGGTCTTATTGTCTTCTTGCGCTTGCGTAACAATTCCTTCAAATGCAGTTCTTGAGATTAGTTTGGTAGCTGGGCGTACTATCTCTAGGATTTTGGCTAATATTTCTTCTTTATATTCTTTGCTTATACCCAAATCTTCGAGGGATTTATTATTGATGATGAGTTGCAGGGTTGTGTTATCGTTCATCTTAGCTCGTTCGTTTAAAAACCATAAATTCATGTGTGGCGGGGACATTTGGTTATCCATTATTTGCTACTCTCTAAGAGTTTTTTGGCTAGTAGCCTGATTGAATACCGAACGGCAAGGGCGTTAGACTGTAAATCTAATTTTTCACGTATAACCCTAAGGGCAGCGCGGTCGCGGTCGCCCAAATGAATACAGGCGCGCTTTAGGCCACCGGCGCTATATTGCCGAGGCGTATCGGTAATTTCATCGGTATATTTTTCCATCTCATCACCTCGTTTGACTAGTAGTTCCATCAGAATAGATTAGGGTATAACCCTCGCCCAGGTCAAACAATCGGGCTATGAGGTCGTAAGAATAAGGCAGTAATTCGCCAGTTGCCCAGATGTGGACGTGAGTGCAGCGTTTCATTGCGTCCTCACTAGAGCTATAAGGCGGTCAACCTCTGCGAGATTGTGTAGCAGTAAGGTGGCTAGCTCTTGGGGTGTCATTGCGCCCTCGCTGGAATGCAGATGTGTTGTTCAAAATGGGGCGCGTTAGTGGGGGTGTCCCCTTGGGGAAAATAAACCCTAACCAGTTTTCCGCAGTAAGGACAGCCCATTTTCGCGCAAGGGCAAATATGGGCACGGGTTACAACTTCCCCGCAATCAGCGCAAGTGTGCAAACCGTGATTTATGATCTTGTGATAGCGTGTCATTGTCATACCTCCAGATAGATAGGGGATTAGGCCAGTCGGGTACCGCGATATAGGGCGGCTATTTCATCAAAGCTCATGGGTTCTTTTACGCAACTATCACAATCGGGGTCGGTGCATTTTTCTACACCGCCGCCAATATCGTTGGCTAAGTCCTCGTATACTTCTTCGCGTTTCCATCCGTGAGTATTGATTGTAGAGGAGTGGAGACCAATGCCCATCAGGATAAATCCAGTAGGGGCGTCTACTGAAACCGAGTCGCCCTGGTCTATAAGCAGTATTCCCGTTATTTCGCAGAGGCTGATTAATTCGCTTCGTTTCATCTCATATCTCTTTCGCTGCATCAGGTTATAACTAAGGATATAATACTACTTGCGGGCGACAGTTACACGTGTCAAATGTCACGTTGCGCGAGTTACATATATCACCTGTTGTATGTTATAATTCAAGTGTTGAATATTGGAAGATATACGCTGAGTTATGGCTATAGATAACGCAATCCCCCCAGGACATACGGCCAATGGCTAAAACAATTGCCCAGAAGATGGAAGCAGTACAGGCTAATCGTGAATGGGCAGACAGGGCGCGCGCCAATGTGCCAAACGTGCGCGTGTTGGCGAATGGGGCCGAAGCAGACGTGGAAACGGGGGTAATAGTCAAGGGAGCGCCGCTTTTACCCACGCAGGCCCGTGCATTGGCTAATCGTAGATGGGACAAGGCGCGCGAGTCGTTCGCCGCCGGTGTCGCCGCCGAATTGCGCGCAACCGGCTTACTGCCAAACGTAGACGACCAGGATGCGGCCAGCATGTACGTGATTGGCAGTAAAACAACGCAAATGATGATGGATTCGACGTTTGGGAACGAATATGCCGATGTTGCCAGTCTACTTGTGAAGACTGCCGGTTGGGTACAGCCCGCAGCAGATCGTAACAGCCAGGAGCAGCCCGGAATAACCGATACACCTGATACAGCCCCGCACTTGGGATAATGTGCAGAAAGCAGATAATATGACCGCTAACTGTAAGTACGGAAATCATATTGTAGACATGCACCCGGCAGCACTTTATATCTATACCGACCTTGAAAATGGCGTCTCCGAAAATACGCCAACCTGCCCCGCTTGTTATTTGGAACACTTGCAGAAATACTACCCGGACAGCAAAATCACCAAGATTCTGAATTTGCGGGAACTTGAATTAACCGATACGCCTCGGTAATTAGCCCCCGCCTGGGTTATGGCGAGAAAGAAAATAACATGATTACGAAAATAATGGATTTTATCAACGAGGAACAGCACGGCAAGTCTGGAATTTATCCCTACCATGTCGCCTTGGAAGTATGCGCCCGCTTCAATATCACCCTGGAAGAAGCGCAGCAGTATGTTTCAGATCATATCAAGCGCGTTATGGACGAAGACGCAATGAGCGGAAAGGATATAACAGACGAACTCGCACAACCCCCCGCCGACTACGCCGAGGCAAGGAAGGTGATTGCGACCTATGCCAGTGCTTATCCCGGCGACAAATATGCCGCTAATTGGTTGAAAGCGCACCCGGAATAACCGATACACCTGATACAGCCCCGCACTTGGGATAATGTGCAGAAAGCAGATAATATGACCGCTAACTGTAAGTACGGAAATCATATTGT